CGCGTGCTGAAACTGCCCCCCTCAAACCGCTGCACCAGCGCCATCAATGAGGCCTCATCCAGCTCCTCCTCCAGCTCCGCCAACGCCCCCAGCGTCAGCTTCATGCGGTGATGCTGACCGTCCACACCCAGCACCACCTCACCCCTCCAGCGGTTCTCCATCACGGCGCAACCGGATCGACATGCGGCACGAACTGCAGCTGCCCCGCCGATGCCAGCGACATTTCATAGGTCGCCTCACCGTTCAGCTGCCCCGCATACTCCAGCGAGGTCACCTGAAACGGCCCCTGCACCACACCGAACTGCGGGATCACCACCTGAAAATCCGGCGTCAGCCCGTCAAACAACAGCTGCCGCGCCCGCTCGTCCGTGGCCGCATCGCGAAACACCCCCGACCCGCTGATCGCCGCCGAGCGGACCCCCGCCCCCGCCAGCAATTCGCGCCACCCGCCCGCACTATCCAGCGCTGTGACATCCACGGCCTCCGCGTTGAAGCTGATGCGCGTGGCGCGCAATCCGGCGATGGTCTCGAAATTGCCATCGGTACTCATGTCCACCTTGACCAAAAGGTCCTTGCCTGCCTGAACAGCCATATCAATACTCCTGTAGGATGCCCCTCGGGGCGTTAAAGATCAGTCGTCCGTGACCCTTGCGCGAAACTGCAGATCGATCTGGCGCGCACTGGCCGCATCGATGCGCCGCGCCGATCCCCGCTCAAACCGCAGCGAGACGAGCCTGCCCCGTTCCAGCACCAGATCCGCATCATGCAGCACATCGCTCACCGCACTGGCCGCCGCCTTGGCACTGGCAAATCCGGGGCTGGTCGTGATGACGGAGACGGTCAGAAGATGCACAGCGCCATCGCCACTGCCATCCCCCGCCTCGCGCACCGTCTCCGCGCCAAGGCGCACATAAAGATCCGGCACAGCCCCCGCTGGCACCGCGTCATAGATCCCGCCCGCCAAGGCCCCCAGCGCCACATCCGCCTCCAGTGCCGCAAATACCGCCGCCTGAAGCGCGCCTGAAACCGCATAGCTCATACCACCTGCTCCTCTTGCGCAAAGCAGGCCAGATAGCGCCCCCGGGGGTCATGCTCCGCCACTGCCTCGATGGTGAAAATCCGGTCCCCCTCGCGAAACCGCTGCTGCGCGCCGGGCCTGCGGTCACTGCCCACAGGGGCACCGCGCACCACGATGCGGTAGACCATCCGGCTCACCGGCGCGCCGCTCTGCGCCGTCTCGCGCCCGCTGCGCGGTGTCACCTCGGCCCACAGGACCCCCAAGGGCACCCAACCCTTAACATAGCCGCCCGCCCCATCCGCCAGCAGATCCGGCGCTTCCAGCACCAGCCGCCGGCTCAGCTCAGGCGCGCTCATCCCTGCACCCCGATCCGGCCCAGCCGCAGGCAGCGGTAGCGCTCGATCAGCGATGTCACCCCAAACGGCATGCACCCCGCCGCCAGCGCCGTATCATGGCGGTACTCGTAGTAATGCGCCGCCAGCATCAGCACCGCCTGGCTCAGATCGCTCGGGACATCGTCCCATTCCGGACCGTAGCCTGCCAGCATCCGCACCCGCAGCTCTCCGCCAGTCTCCAGCACCGGCAATGCGGCCCCCGTCGCGCGCAGCCGCGGCGCATGCCCGTCCCGCTCCAGCCAGTAGCCCGCCCCATTGACCAGCTGCTGGATCCCGCTGCGCGTCACCCGCTGCACATCCACAATCACCGTGACCGGCGCGATGCCCAGAACCACCGCCGCCGGGTCGCGCAGCTCCGTGAACACCTGAGTGAACTCGCGCTCCATCAGCACCTTGCCGGTGCGCGCTTCGATGGCCGCCATCGCCGCGCGCAGAAATCCGCCCAGCACCGCATCCTGCAACGTATCCTCGCCAAACCCCGTGCCCATGCGCATATGCGCGCGGAACACCGCCACCGGCAGGGCCGCATCCGGCACATTCGTTTCTGTCATCAACATCCCAAAGCCTCTCTCAAACTTGGCTACATTTCCGCCCCGCGAGGCCCCCCTCCCGGGCGCACACCCCGCCACCGCATTGCTCGATCGGAGGGGAGCAGCTAGACAATGCGGCGGGGTAGTCAGGGCGCACGCCCGGACCGGAGCAGGTTCCCCCGCTCCGGCTTCGGCCCTGCGGTCAGGCAGTGCCGAATTTCAGCAGCTTGATCGCGGCGAAATCGCTCACATCCCCGCCCACGCGCTTGGTCGCGTAAAACAGCACATGCGGCTTGGCGCTGAAGGGATCGCGCAGGATGCGCAGATCGGGACGCTCCGCAATGGTGTAGCCTGCGTTGAAATCACCAAAGGCGATGGCATAGGCATTGGCGCCCGCATCCGGCATGTCTTCGGCAATCAGCACAGGATAGCCCATCAGACGCGCAGGCTCACCCGCCGCCAGCCCGTCCGACCACACGAACCGCCCGTCCATGTCCTTGAGCTTGCGCACCAGGCCCGCCGTCTTGGAGTTCATCACAAAGCTCGCATTGGCGCGGTACTGAGCGCCCAGCGCATAGACCACCTCGACAATCGCATCCGGCGTGACCTCACCCGAAACACCCGTCGGCACATAGCCCAGATTGCCCCAGACCCAGACATCATTGTCCACCTTTGGATGCGCCAGGATCCCGCGTGGCTTGTCGATGCCATCCCCATTGATGAAGGCACCCGCCTCGGCACGGGCAAACTTGTCGGCAATGCGCCCCGCCAGCCAGCCCTCAATGTCGAACGCGCTGTCATCCAGCAGGCGCTGAGACGCCTTGGGCATCGCACTCAGCTCATGCAGCTGCACAGTGATGCGGTCGATCTGCGGCGTTGCACTCTCGCCCACAATGGACGCTTCCGTGGCCCAGCCTGCCCCCACATCCGTGTGATCCACCAACACATCATAAGACGTGGCCTCCACATTCACGACCGTGGCGATCGCGCGGATCGACGCGGTCGTGTTCAGCACGGATTTGACTGTCTCAGAGGTCTGCGGATCCACCAGATAGCCGCCATCGGAGTTCATCGCCGTGGACAGCGCCTTGCCCTCCAGATGCAGGCCACGCAGCCCGTCATCATCGCCTGAACGCACATAGGCGTTGAACGCTTTTTTATGCGGCGCCACCACATCCGTGGCCCCCGCCAAAGGAGTACGCGCAGCGTTGAGTGTCTTACGGTCCAGCATGTTCATTCGCTCTTCTGTTTGTGAAAATTTCGTCTCGATATCGGCCTGAAAGCCCTTCATCTGTGCCACAAAGCCACTCATGGCCCGCCGCACATCCTCCGCCGGGGACAGCGCCCCGTCGTGTCCGTTGGTATCGCTCATCTCGCGTTCCCCTTATGGTTGCTCGCGCGGGAGGCGATGTCGGCAGACGCCGCATCAAATACCCCCGCCATCTCGCGCAGGACGTCTCCAATGCGGATGAAATCATCCGCCTTCGCCCCCACCCGCGCACTGGGCAGCATCGGAAAGGTCACCAGCGACACCTCCCAAAGCTCCAGTTCCTGCAAGAGCCGCTGGCCCTTGGTATTCTTGGCAGCCTTCACCGTGCGGTATCCAATCGACAAACCGTCAATCGCCCCTGCCCCGATCAGCGCAATCGCCTCGCGCCCCATCTGCACAGAGCCCAAGATCCGCCCCTTCACGAACAGACCGCGCGCATCCTCCCGCACCTCGTCCCAGACACCGATGGGCTGCGCCGGATCATGCTGCCACAGCATCTTCACACTGCGCCCCGCCGCCTTCAGTGCCATCAGGCTCGCGCCATAAGCCCCGCGCTGCACCACGTCATTGCCCTGATCGACGGTGTCAAAGAAACTGGCATAACCCTTGATCTCGACCCCGTCAGCCACCGCCGCCACCTCCTCAAACCGCATGAACTTGCGCTCCAGATCAGGCAGACCTCTCCCGCCCTCCGTGCTGCGCGCGAAGCCATTTCCACTCATATCCATCTGATATCTCCTAAGTTTCCCGCTCAGCCCAGCAGTGAGACGTCCATAAAAGTCTGCACCGCCTTGGCCAGAATCACCGCCACGACACCGTAGACCGCCAGCCACAGCCGCTTCTCCAGCCGCTCCATCATCAGCTCGATCCGGTCGAGCCGCATGTTGAGATTGGCGAAATGAATGGCACTCACCTGCTCATGCGCCTGCAGCCGCATCCCCGGCGCACATTGAAACCGCTCCACCGGCAACTCACTCATCGGCCGCCACCACAGGCAGACCCAACAGCGCACGCTTCTCGCCCTGTGTCAGAAAATCCGCCCCCGCGACCCGCGCCCATTGCGCATCCCGCTCCGCCGACAGGGCGGGCACCTGGTCCAGATCCGGCTTCAGCTCGACCTCCTCGCCGCCAAACCCCGACAGCCAATGCGCCAGCGTCGCCGTCACCCGCGTCGCCAGCGGCAGCACCGTCAGCCGGTAGAACGCCCGGTGCGCCTCCTGATAGTTGGCATAGGTCGCATCCCCCGCGATCCCGAGCAGCATCGGCGGCACCCCAAAGGCCAGTGCAATCTCCCGCGCCGCCGCCTCCTTGGTCTTCTGGAACTCCATATCCGAGGGCGAGAAGCCCATCGGCTTCCAGTCCAGACCGCCCTCCAGCAACATCGGCCGCCCCGCATTGCGCGCGCCCTGATGATGGCTCTCCATCTCGCTCACCAGCCGCTCATACTGGTCATTGGTCATGGACCCCTGACCATCCGCGCCCTTGTAGATAATCGCCCCCGAAGGCCGCGCCGCATTGTCCAACAAGGCCTTGCTCCACCGCGAGGCCGAATTATGCACATCCACCGCCGTCGCCGCCGCCTGCATCGGGCTGAACCCGTAATGGTCATCCTGCGGATGGAAATTGCGCAGATGGCACACCACCGCCCCCTGCGTCGCGTCAAAGCGGTGCTTGCGCCCGCCAACGGCATATTCATACGCCACCGGCCAGCCATCCGCCCCCGGCACCACACTCATCCGGTCCGACCGCAGCACATGCAGCTCCAGCGGCACGCCCTCATCCGCGCCCACCGCCTCCACATAGGCATTGCCCGACAGCAGCAGCTGCGCATACAGCGCCTCCAGCAGCTCCGCACGCCCCTGCGCGCCATTGGGCCGCGCCATCAGCGCCAGCACCGGATGCGTCTCGAACCGCTGACAGCCATCCTGACAGACCAGTGGCAACGCCGCCGCCGCCTCCGCGATCAGCTTCACAGACCGGAAGCCCACAGGATTGCCCGCAAACCCCGTGCGGGTCAGTGACACCGTATCGCGCGGGCTCCAGGCCACCCGGCCAGAGGTCTGCACCCCCACCACACGCCCCGTCGCAGACGCCTTGGCCTCAACCACTTCCACCGCTCCGCGTTTCAGAAAATCAAACACCACCGCTTCTCCTCTTCCCCAAGTCCATCGGCTGCCCCGCTGCTTGGGCGCCTCTGAAACACAATCTCTCACCAAAGATTTAACGTCACCGCACCAGAGCGCACGCTGCCCGCGCAACACCCCGGAACGCAAAAAGGGAGGCCAAAGCCCCCCTTTCCATCCCACCCCGCACCCATCTCAGAGCGACCTCACCCCCGGCCGCCGCCAGTGTGCCGCAGGCTCGATCATCAGCTCATGCAGCGCCCAGACCAACGCATCCACCCGGTCCGGCGATCCGCCCCCCT